CGCCTCAGTGGCCACACCAAGCTGCAAGGCCTTGGCGCGAGTTGCCTTGAGTACGTTGGCCACTTCAGCTTCAGGAGCATTGTCAACAAGGTGCTTGACCACAGTGTCGAGCTTGACAGGTGCCTCCATCTCGCCAGCCTTCTCGGCCTCTTTGTACAAGGTACGGATGCGCGTTTTGTCACGAGCAGCACGGTCGCGCAGCGCCTTGTCTACAGTCAAGCCGATGGAGCGAAGGTCAGGGGCCTCAGCGCCAGTCATATCAACGAAGGCCTCAAGGTTCTGCTGAAGTTGCTTGTTCTGAGTGGCAAAGCGTTCACGGATAGGAGCACCGACATCTGGCAGCTTGGCTGTCTCGCGTTCAAAGCGCTGCTGCTCAAATTGGCGTGTCTTCTGGCCTTCAGTCAGTTTGATGGGCACGGGCAGTTCATCGGCCTTGGCTTGGCGCAGCGTGGCCATGTCAACACCAGCCGAACCACCAGATGCCTGAGTGCCAGGTGTTGGGCGCTTGGCCGTAGACCCGGGCAGCATCTCGCGAATTGGTTCAGTGACTTTGGCTACAGCCTGACCAGCACGCTTTGTGGCCGCGGCAACAGGTGCAGCGATGCGACCAGCTGTTGCCGCAACTGCCGGCATGGCTGCTCGGGTACTGGTAGCTACGGCACCAATAGGGCCAATGACTGGGATGACAGGAGGAACGTTCTGGAGCACTTCGCCGACAGCTTGTACTTGCTCTTGGCCTGACTGCGTGCGAGGCGCGTAGGTCAATGCCTGGGCTCCCTGCATGGCAGACTTCTGGACAAGGTTTGCCGCCTCCTGGCTTCCGAACTGGCCTGACAGGATCTGTTCAGCCAAGCCTTTCAACGTGCCGCCAATCAGGCCAGCTGTGCCGCCAACTGCTCCAGTGCCAATTGTCAATGCTGCTTCACCAGCGCCAACGATCTTCTCGCCAAGCGATGGTTCAACATACTCTTGAGTCGTGCCAGGCACAATCGTGTCTGGGATCTGGTTTGTGGTGTCTTGGCGCGCCTTGACAAGCACGGCCGCCAAGCGCCGAGCAGCGTCAAGGTCGCCCGCTTTGTCAGCGTTGACCAAGGCTTGCTCAAGTTCTTGGAGTGTTGCCATTAGCGGGCTCCTTGTGTGTACTTCTTCACGAGCGCATCAATATCACTGCCTGACGTGCTCACAGCTGGCGTGTCTGGAATGGTCTCAGGCAAACCAGACTTAAGGGTCAAGTTCTTGCGGCCTTTCGTGATCAGGCGTTGGGCCTCACGCACATTCTCAAGCAACCGCTCAGGAGACTGCTTCAAGCTGAAGTTCTGCAGAGCAGCTTGGAGCTTCTCACCTTCAGCGTTGGATAGCGCACCCATGCCCTTGATGTTTGGGATCTGGGCCAAGAATGACTGTGAGCCAAGCGTCTCGACCAGAGCTTCAAAGTCTGCAGTGTCCTGGCTGAGAGTGGGTATGCGCGATGACACTGGCCCAGCAGCCGAACCGATGACGCCGAGTGGTGTCTTCAGGATACGGTCGGCTGTGTTGAGCATGTTGTCCATATTGGAGCGGGCAGACTCAAGGTCAGCAGCTTTGCCACGTACTGCCTCGTCACGTTTTTGGACCATATCCTGCAGCTTCAGATTATTCTCTTCACGTTTGATTTGGTTACCCTCGCGAGCGATCTGAGCGTTCATGGCCGCGATGCCAGCATTTTGCTTGGCGATCTTGATGTCCTCTTGGATCTTGGTGATGTCCCAACCTTTCTTCTGCAGGTCAAGCACCGCACCAGACTCAGCGAATTTGGCTTCGACTGCGGCCTTCTGAGCCTTGGCCTGCGACTCAGTCAATTTTGATGGTTGCATCTCAGCATCACGACGGTCACTTTGGAGTTTGGTGAATGTCTCAGCGAACTTATCAGCACCCATGGCCGACGCAAGAAAGAGACCGGTAGAGGTCTCGGCCGTTGCAGGATTCAGCTTGACAAGTTCTGCCACTGTTTCAGCAGCCTTGGCATCTTGCTCCATTCCTGCGTTTCGTGCTGCAGCGGCCTGATCAATCAACAGCTGCTGAGCAACCTCAGGTTTTCCCGCCTGCATGGCAGCATAGACTTGTGAGGCTTGCTTAATGCGGGAGTCCTTCTGCTCGGTGCTGAGCACGTCATAGGTGCGTTTGAAGTTCTCACTCAGGCTGGGGTATTTGACCATCATGCTAGTCAATGCAGATGGCGTTGGGTTCTGAGACAACGCACCAAGGTCAGAGTCCATCTGGACTTGTTTTTCACGGGCCGTCTGTAAATCAAGGGCTTTCTGCTCAGCCAAATTGCGCTGGGACATCATGTTGCCAATGTTGAGGGCATTTTGAACGCCACCCATAACCGACTGTGTCGGATCAGGGACATTGAGCATGTAGTTGAATGGTTGTGCCATGATTAAAATACCTTCATTGCTCTGAGCGTGGCAACATTGCCAATGGTACCACCAATATTGCCCCACATCTGGGCTTGAGCTTGACCTTGCGCCAGAGCAGCACCGGCAGCTGCCTGACCTTGCTGCGTCAGTGCATTGCCAATGTTGGCGCCAGTTTGTTGTGCCGCGGCTGCTTGGCCAGCTGCCGAAGCTTGGCCCAGGCCTGAGATGGTACCAAGTTTGCTGAACTGTGATTCGATCAACTGGCTCAACAACTGCGGGCGGAACTGAGCAAGCGTAGCCTGCACATTGCCGCCACGAAGTCCGCCAGTTGCTGAAGCATTCTGCAAGATGGCGTTCTCGCCCTGCTGCATCATCGATGCGAACTGAGGTGATCCTTCAAGACCTGCTATGGCTTGCTGCTGAGCTGCAGGTCCTGCAAGACCGAGAAGACCTTGTTGGCCGGACAAAGCCTGCTCTCCGGCCTGTGAGTATGGCGACAGAAGCCTTTGCACGGCATCAAATTGCCGTCGCTGCTCAGCAATTGATGCCTCACTGGCTGCCGTCTGTGCACCGGCAGCAGATTCTGCCGCGTCAGATTGTGCACTACTAGCCATTGCTCCAGTGACAACGGAACCTGCCACTACGGCTGTTGCGATCCATGCCATTTTAATTCTCCAGATTGATAGTTGGTGTTGAGTTGACAAGAACGCCAGGCTTTGGCTGATTATTCACATCGTATAGAGACCGTCCGTCATCTGACATCAGTTCCTCTTCAAGGTCAGCTACAGATGTCTTGTCAGTTTTATGGACTGTCATAACGACAACGTCGGTGACTGAAAATACCACGCGCTTTGTTCCAATGGGTGATACCACGACGTCGCCAGGACGCAACGTGTAATTCTCACCTTGGCCGGCAACCATTAGTTCACCTACACATCCGACGAACATGTGCTCAGTGCTGTGGACTTTACTAACAATGATTCGACCGGCAGGAATGGCAATGCGGCGGCAGTACATTCCGCCGCCAAAAAAGTGGGTTGTGTCCATGCCAGGTGCTTGTGGGAGTTCTACCATTGCGCTTTGCAACGCCTCCACACTTTCCCGCGTTGCACGGGTTTCCTGGACTTCATTACTTTTGTGGTCAATCAGCATTCAAACTCTCCTTTTCAGGGCGGTATGAGCTGCTGGCTGCTCGTTAGGCTCAGCTGCTGGGGCGTCTAGCGCCACAGATGGCCAAATATAACACAAATTTGGCCCTTTGTAAACCATCAAGTTATTTCACGCCCCGAGGCAGAGATGGTTAGAGCTGCGGCTGTGCCAGCCAATGTGGAAATGAACCCACCTGCCTCAAGCACCTGGCCCACAAGCTCAGGGCAGGTGTAAGTTTCGCCAGGCGCAATGGACCGAGTCTTCAACACAAGATTATCAGCGCCTGCTGCAAATGTTGCAGCCACAAGGTTGCAGCTGAACGGCACATTGACTGCCGACGTATTAGTGGCTGTGAACTTGTCAATAATGGTCTTACAGTCTTGCGCTGTGTACTGAGTTGTCTGGGCATTTTCAGCTTGCTTGCGCGGGATGATATTTTTGACAGTAACGGTCATGATGACGCTCCTTAGTTAGTCATGTAAGTGATGGAAAACACGATCGACGTGTTCGCTTGAATGTCTGCGCCGATGTCTGACTGCGCTCCAGCGGCAAACTTCTTGAAGTACAGGGTGCCGCTGGCATCTACCATGAAACACCCAAGAGCTGTGGTTGCCGTCGACTTGAGGTCCGACCCGTAGGCACTACCAGAACTTCTGAACCCGTACCCTGTACCAGTCACAAATGGGCAACTGGTGACTGAGAAGCTTCCAGATGGTGCTGACACACTGTCGATGTATATCAGACCTGTGAGTGTGACAAGCCGCCCAACTTTTGTGTACTTACCAAGAGTCAGTGTAGCATTCGCGGTAATGCTGCCAGATGCAACCGCCACTGCAGGAGTCCAGTTGCCCTCTTCGTAGTCATCTAGTGTGTTTGCATCAGATGAAGCAGACTGAGTTGCTGGGAACGTGACGCCAGAGCCAGAAGCTGATGGTATTGCGTTACCAACGCCCAGTGTCGTAGCCACTTTGCCCGTGGTAGATGACACTAGTGAAGTAAAGCTGCCGGCAATAAAGTTCCCGCCAATCCATGTTGCCAGTGTGGCCTTCAAGTTGGCCCAAGTCAGCTTCTTCAGCGTGAACGCACTGGCGCTATCAGCCAATGGTATCTCATCAGCATCGACAGGCGTGGTCTTTGAAGGAGCCGCGTGGATCTCAACAGCACTGCTTGCAGAGTTCACAGTGATCGAGCCGTCAGCATTTGTGATGGTGACATTGGTTCCGGCCGTCAGCGTGGTGCTCTTCCAAACACCCAAGGTTGCATCATAGATGAGTACACCACCGGCAACTGGCAACTTAACAGAGGCGTCGGCCAACTCTGAAACACTGGGCCAACGGTCCGCTGGTGACAAATCACCAACAGCATTTACTGGTTGGTTTGGTGGGGCAACAGAAAGTAACTCGAGAGATTGGGCAATTCGTTCAAGTAGGTCTAATGCCTGAGTGGCTTTGCCGTCGGCAGCACCTGCGTTGATAGCCGCATCTTGAACAATCTGGCCAAGCTGATCAAGCGCAGATTGAGCTGAAGCTTGGGCAGTGCTGGAACTGATCGAAGCTTCTTGGGCCAACCGGTACAGCGTTGCAACGTCAGCAGGAGTCAGGTCACCAGCAACTGCAAACAGACGTTCGAAGCGTTTAATGGCCTCGGCATCTGGCAGGAACTTAGCGAGTTGGTCTCGCGACAGTGGTTTTGGATCTGCCATAGTCAATACGCCAAAGGTTCAACACGTGCCTCAAGGCGCGCGAATGATAGGTGGGCCTGACTGTCTCCATTGAAGCGTTGGATGCGCCAGTTTCGCATACTTCCTTGCTGGAGCCAGGACAATCGCTTGGTGCGATCACCCTGCTTGCCAGCTTTGATGGTGCGCAGTTGGCTCCAATTCTCACCATCAATCGAGTACGAAGTGCTGATCGTCGGGTCCTTGCCAAACTCGACTCGGCCAGTCAAAGCAACAAGCTCAAGCTCATGGAAGATGGCGCCGCGCCCTTCGTTGTACACGATCATTGTGCCGAACTCCCAGCGTACGTCATCGCCATAGTGAGATGAGATATTCTCAACGAGGTACCCATACTTGCTGGCCGTTGGATCTGCGCACAACCACTTGTTGTAGCACCAGACGAAGTTGCGCGCACGGTATTTGCTGAAACCTTGCAGACTTGATGTTAGATGGAACCAGACTGGTTCTTGGAGTTGTTGTGAAGCTGCAGCGTCATAGACCATGGTCCGGTCAGGCAGATGGATGTACAAGTGCTGGTGGCTTTTGTCATTGCGGGCTTCAACAATACACCGAGCCAATTCGGCTTCAGTGTATTGCGCCAAGATCTGGTCAACTTCCATCGTTGCCACTTTGATAGCGTTGGAGTTGGCCCCAAGGTAGATCGATGGAGCCTCATTGCGACCGCTGCCCACAAAGGCGACAGTTTCAGCAAAGACACAACAGGCGTATGTTCCAACGACGCCTTTTTGAACTTGAGCACCATCAATGCGCTGAAATGGGAAGAAGTCTCCACCGATGTTGTCAAAGACCTCAATGGTATTGCGGTTCAGTGCATAGACCTCGTTGCGCAACTTGAGGAGCGCGACAACAGGATCAGGATCTGCTTCTGAGCTTCCGTACTTAAGCGGGTTGACTGCAAATGGATTGTTGAGCTCAGTGACAATGAGCGATGTCCCGTCAGTCGTCATGAAGTACCCATCGACCCATACAAAATCGATGACTCGCCCAAGATCTATGTCAGTGACCTGAGTGATCGTTGAGCCACTGTAATAAAAGAGGTTACCTGCTGACGAGATGGCCAACCGGTCAAATGAGTAGTCAAATGTGACTGGCAGATTATCTGAGCCAACACTGCCAATCGTGGTCGCTAAGCCGTCATCATCAATTCTGACAAGGCTGCTATCCATCACGCGGTAGCACTTACCGTTCCAGTTGATGCCGCCACGATCGACACCGGGGCCGGTGCCAGATTGAACAATACCATCGGCAGGGCGCAGGTACCCATTGGAAATTCCCTGCTCCTTGGGCACTGGTACCATGTTGACTGGGTACGACGTCCGGAAGTCGGGGCTTCCATCTGTGTAGACCCCGCTGAGGATCGGTATTTGCATAGTGTCTCCTTAGCCGACGCGGTACCAGGTGTCGGTAATGGCGTCGAAGCGCAGGCGGAAGAATCCGTTGGCAGTCAAAGCAGTTGGGGCTCCGGTCACTGTGGCGCCATTGCCAGACACAGTCAACGTGGTTACGGCCTGTGTGCAGTTGACAAGGACCTCTTGGCGGTCAACACAGTTGGCCACAGCAGGAAGCACCAACGTACCTGCAGCAAAGCCGGCAGTCGGTGTGAGCACGAGCCAAACACTGTCAGCATTGTCGTTGACTTGGATGCTGAACGCTGTGGCACTTGGTGCCGAGTACTGGGTGATCTTGTCGTCGGCGGCAGTGATGCCCTCTTGGAAGAAGGCCTTGAGCAGCGCGAGCGAAGCCTTTCGTGCATCGCCGTTTGACGAAGAGTAGATGGGAACCTGGTCGCCAGGTTGGACTTGGTCGACGGCAGCGAGTTGATTGATTTGTGGCATGTGAGGTTCTCCTAGTTGAACTCGATTGGGCCGTCTTCACCTGCGAGCAGAGGATCGACTGGTCGACGAAGGAACGGATCATCATAGACCCGCCATGGTTTGTTGCCAGCACCTGAAGGCATCGTGCCTGGGAACTGCTGCTCAGGCGGCATGGCAGCGCGGGACAGCAAAGTATCGTAGGCCATCTTGGCCGAAGCCTTGGTCTCTGCTGCGACTGTCTTACCAAAGCCCGGGGCAAGCCGAATGCCGAGGTTCAAGTAGATGGCCTCGTTAGCCGCATCAGGAACATTGGTCTCCTCATCAAGGTTGCCGTTCTGCGGCCCTGACGAGATGGGGTAGCCGAGACGGATGCCTTTGGCGTTCCACGCAGCCATCATAGAGTCCAGCCGGTTCAGAGCACTTTGTAACTGCTCAGGAGTCAGGTCGAAGACGTAAGCCGCCAACCCGACTTCTTCGAAGGCCTGTGTGACGAATTGGCGCTTAGTCCAGCCCATGATCATCTCCTTATGCAAACCAAAGATTGAGGCCAGTGATGTCGGCCAAAGTGAGTGCACCAGTGTCGGCGTCGGCTGAGCCGGTTGTCAACGCGTAGGCAATACCCGTTGCAAAGAACTGGCCGATGTTGACAAAGTCAACGTCAAATACGTCCAGAGGTTTCAGAGTGATGGTCAAAACTGGGGTATCGGTACCTACTGTCGGTGCGCTTGCCTTATTGTAAATTTTGAGATAGCGCACAGTGGCAGCTGCGTTATATCCTCGGACTTTGTATAGGCGACCAGCCGAAGCTTTGACTGACGTCGCGTTGGTAGTTGCGGCAGCTGAAATAAGCCGACCTACAGTTGAAAGCCCACCAGCTGTTGCACGAACTTGATGGCCCACATCGCCAATCAAGTTAGTACCCGCTGGCAGAGCGTTGACAGTAACTGTGCCGCTTACCGTTGTCGTACCGGTATTAGGACTCATGGAGTTTGCCCCGCGTTCTGCAAGCAGAACCCAAAGGGCAGAACCTGACGTGTGAGCAGTCACACGAACGCGGAAAAACCGCCAGCCAGATACTGGTACCATCCAGCCATAGGCAGGTGTGGCGGCCAGCGCGGTAGCACCAGTTTCAATTGTGGTGGCATTCGTTCGCTGAGCCTGTGCGCCGTACCAGTTTCCAGTGCCTGGCACTGGTCGATTGGTGTTCACATCAAAGTCAGCATTGTTAGATACCTCGAAGACGACAGTATGGCCTGACAGCGCAGCCGTTGACATCGAAAGACCAACCGCATCAAGGTCTTCGCACCAAATTGCTGCGACGCCGCCGTTTGCTGCGATAGATGTTTCTGCAAGGCGTGGAGGAATGATCATGATTACTCCTTGGCGAGTGCTTTGGTGATCGAGGCGTTGAGTTCAGCGTCAGTCGTCTTCTTGCCGAACTGGATGCCCAACTCTTTGGCCTTGGTCTCGAGCTCAGCGCGAGTTGCCGGTGCGGCATCAGACTTCACTGAGGCAGGCTTGTCATTAGCATCGATGGCTTCAGGCAGCGTGGTGAACCAACCATCGGCCAGTTTGGCGTCGAGTGCTTCTTGGTCATCGGCAGCAGCGTAGTCGTACGTGCCACCAGCGCGGGAATGCGGGCCTTTGCCCTTGTAGACGAGCGTGGGAAACTGGTCGTCGGCAGCTTGAACTTCTTCAGTCATTTTGGTGTCCTCAGGTGGATTGATCAGAAGGTTGAAGAAAGGGGCCGAAGCCCCTTCCCTCAATCAGCTTAGGTTTGGCTGAACATCATGATGCCGGCCATTTCAGGCTGCTTGCACACGACGCCGAAGAGAGTGTCCAAGCGATACTTGGTCTTCATCGTGTCGATGTCGTAGAACTTCTGCATGACCAGCTCGATGCCCTGATCGGTGGAGGCGCGCATCACTGCGGTGCCTGCATCGGACGGGACGGCGTAGCGGCCGGGCAGGATTTCCAGAGCATCTTTCTGCCAGAACGGATTCTGGTAGGCGGTCACAGTGTTCAGGAACACGATGGCCGAGGTTGCAGACTTTGTGTTCACCACGCAGTTCTGGTATTGAGCACCTGCACCGCTTGTCACCTGGTTGCTGATGATCGGAGGGCTGATCGTCATAGTCGTGCCGCTGTCCACCGAAATGACACGGAAGGTCTTCAGTTGACCGGTGTCGCCCTTGGTGATGGCGTGCACGCTGTTCACAGCAGCGATCGTGAAGGCGTCGCCGGCAGCCACGTTGGTAGTCGCGGAGACAGTCACGGTCTGGTAGCGGTTGTCAACGTTGATCTTGCCGCCCACGGAAACACTCGTGGCCTTGGGGATGTAGTAGTTGACGGCAACGTCTGCAGTGCTGATGGTCAGACCGGCACCACCTGCTGCGGCAGTTTTACGGTTGGCGTAGTCTAGCTTGTACGTGTCGAAAGACGCGATCATGCCAACGTAGGCGCGGCGGTAAGCTTCCTTGGGCAAGTCAGTCACGTTCTGACGACCAGCCAAGTTGCCTGCCATGCCGTTGTAGTCACGCGTGCTCAAAGCAAAGTAGCGGTCATACGAAGGCACACCAATTTCGTTGAACGCCGCTTCAGCCTGCGCCACGTCATCAAAGCCGGTAGCAGCAGCGGTGCGCTTCACGAACAGGGTACCTTGTGCAGATGCCACGTTCATGAGTGCCACGTTGATGTCACTGGCCAGCTTCTGCTTGGCGCTGTCACCGAGACGACCTTCTTGCAGTGCGTCGCGCAGCTCTTTGGCGTTCAAGGTCCATGGCACAGTCTTGCTGAAACCCAGTGTGGAGGGCACAGAAAGTTGGACCATGTCTTTGTATAACGCAGAGATGTCCGTACCAGGCGCACCGTCGATGGACGTGGCGATGTACGGTTGAGGACGCCAGATGGTGTCTTGCGAGCGCTCCATCTCAGTGCTGTTGGTGTTGTAAGTCGCGACGTTGCGGCTCAGGACCAAGGCGTCGTTGAAGCCTTCGAGAATGTCTTCAAACGCGACGCGCTCTTCTTTGGAAAATGCATTTGCCATGATTGGCTCCTATTTCAAAATGGTTTACTTGGCCGCTTGCTTCGACTTCTTGTACTGGATGACTTTGGTGAAGTCGCCAGACTTTGCCGCCTCAGTGCGCAGCCGCTCGAGGGTTGAGTCCACAGTCCCAGACTTATTGCCAGTTCCCTGGACAGTGCGTTCCGGTGCTGTGGCTGCTTTGCGTTGCGTAACTTTCAATTGAGTCTCCAGTTTAGCCACCGCAAAAGCAAATTTCACGGGGTCGGTGATGGTCGAGATTTCCTTCGCCTTCTTCGGGTTCTTACCCAGCGCATAAATGACCAATGCGGGGTTCTCAGCTCCTTGCAGCACGATGCCTTGCTGTGTGACGTTGAAGACATCCTGGGCAGTTGCCTCGGCGTCGTCAAAGTCCTTGACCTTCAGCTCAGCTTTCGCCTTGCCGTAAGAGTCCAGTTTGGCCTGCCAAGCTTTCTGCTGCTCTTTCTGAGCGGCTTCGGCCTGGGTCGCAGCTTGATCGGCGTCACGTTTCCGGTCGTACCAAGCTGTCAGTGCTTGCTCGAACTTCTCAGTGTCGTAGTCGTAGTCTTCGAGAGTAGGCTTCTTGCCCAGGGCTGCCGGCTTGGTCTCAGCAGTCTTGGTGGCGTTGAGCTTGTCTTCCAGTTCACGGATGCGACGCTTGTCCTCGCGGTTGGTCTTGCGCAGTTCACGAACCCATTCAGGCGCATGAGCCTCTTCCTCGGTGGGCGGCGTTTCCTCACCAATGGTTACCACAACATCATCGGACTCGGTGGCAGTTTCCTGGGTGCCTTCGCCTTCGTTGTCATCGGACTGGGTTTCGTCGGTGCTACCGTCTTCGCCCTCGCCGTCCACAACCGTGGTTTCGTCTTCCAAGGTTACCACTTCATCATCTGTCATTGCTTGACCGTCTGCCTTTTTACTCATTTTCATGACCCCATTCAAAACTCACCCATTAAAGCGGCTGGGTGGGAACCGCATAATCAAGGATCTTACAGTGGAACGCCGTTCTGTGATACAGTTTCGGCCCCTTGAGGTTGAACTTGGCCCAAACCACCGAACTTTTCAATGACCTCCATGGCCTGGCGCTGTTCTGACGAGTCCACATCGGCCAAGGTCTTCATGGTTTTGGCCTTCGTTTCGTCAGCCTGAGCCACCGTGAGGATGGTCTTGGCGCGTGCTTGAGTGGCATTAGCACTGGCTTCGTCAGCTGCCGCCTGCAGGTACTGAGTATTCGGGTCAGGCTTTTGGTTGGCCTGCTCTTCAGCCATGGTCTGCTGTTCTTCCTCTGTGGGCTTGACAACTCCCATGCGAAGCAGCTTCTTGCGGAAGTAGTCACGCACCTCGGTGATGCCCTCGCCTTCCATGTTCATCATGGCCATGGCGCCCAGGACCTGCTTGGTTTCAGCATCCTCGGTCAAGGAAGCCATGCCTGTCAGGGCTCGGACTGTGGCTGCTCGCTTGCTTGCAGACGAGGGACCAACGTCCACATTGACATCGAACTCGGCTCCAGACAGGTCGTTCTCAGTCTCAATCTCGCCCTTCTCGTTGACCATTGGCTTGGCCAGTTCGACCGACTGCATCTCGTTCTGTGGACCGATGGACTTCATCTTTCGACCTTCTTCGACCAGCACGTCGCGAGCCATGCTCAACCAGATTTCACCCGAGCGCTTGACGGCCTTGCTCATGTTGCTCATGTAGATGAAGGTCTGCATGTCAAGTTTGTTCTGGATCAACTCAACCGCTTTGCCGCTGACGTTGGGCTGAAGTTCCTCGCCGGCCTGCTGATTGCCAAGCAGGTCTTGCATGTCTTGCTCAGTGATCTGCAGCAGAGCAGCCAAGGCCTGAGGGATCTGAGGCGGCTTGGTGTAGCCGATCGGACCAGAGATGGCTTGGTTACCATTGGCGTCGGTGATGGGGTTGACCAGCAAGTAGGGGAAGTTCTTGATGTTGTCATCAGCCCACATCATCTGGTGGCCAGCGACTTGCTCAGGTGTCAGGATGGGCTTCTCAACCGAGGACAGAGCGCTGATTTCACCGAGCTTCGACAGCTGCATGTTCTTCAGGCGCTGAGCATCTTTGGCCAAGCGTACATGGCCCATGCAGCGTTCCACGTTGTCGACGAACCAGCGCTTGCCGTACATGGGCACAATGGGAATGCACTTGCCGGCAATGTAGCCACAGTCCTCAAGGATCTTGGCGCCTGACAGGATGTACTTGCGGACACGACGACGCTTGATGTTCTTCTGGCGAACCTCACGGCTGCCAACAGCAAGCAGGCGTTCTTCCAAGGTCTCATCAGCCTCGAAGTCTGCGTCCTTGTAGCGCTCCTCATCGCCGTTCAACGTCTCCCAGATGTAAACTGTCTCACGCGTTTCCTCAACGCGGTAGTACTCAGCCACAAATACAACGTCAGGAGTCAACCAGTCGAACTCGTATTGGTGGACCTCTTTCGGCCATGAGGCAGGATCATCGCCCCATTCGTCCTTGTATGCTTGGCGAGTCATGGACGTGATGACGAAGCAGCGCTTGGCATCGGCCTTGTCTTGGCGCTTGGCATTCAGGTCGAAGAACACAGACGAGTCAGCATCGAAGATCGGCTCAATGCGGATCCGCTGCTTCTCGTCTTCCTCATCCTCTTCGTTCTCGTACACGGTGCGTAGACGCCAAGCTCCAAAGCCGCCTGCCACACCTTCCTCGAAGGCATTGTCGTAAGCTTCCTCAGCACCACTGTCTTGCTCGTCAGCGCGGTACAGGCCGTCACACGTGTCAGCCAGCTTGTCGTACTCCTTGCCTTCCTTGCTCACGAAGTCGACCGTGATGCGGTTGTTGCGGTACTCGTTGATGATGCGAATGACGGCCAAGTGGATCTTGTTGACCTCGAACTTGGGCTTGTTCTCGAACTGCTCACCCAATGGACCTTCCCACTGAGCCCCTGCGATTGAGTAGAAGCGGCGATCTTGGAGGCACTGCAGTCGCTCATCGCGCAGGGCAGATTGGATGTTGTCAAACTCAGTAAGCGCCTCCTGGTGGATGGCAGCAAGTCGTTGCTCTTTGGATGGTCGGGCCATTGTGGTTCCTTAACGGTTGAAATGATGGGTGGACGCGATCGGCTTGGCATCGACGTTCGGGCGGTCAGGGCGCAGTGGCCACTCATGGTCAACGCAATAGCCGATGGCCGTGGTGATGTGCTGGTAGTCGCTGTCCTCTTCGAGGAAGGTGCTGCCCTTCTTGATCTGCACGGTGGCGAGACCCTTGTGAGCGTACTTCGCCTTATCGATGTTCACGAAGAGACTGGTCTGGCCGGCAGCGTTCCTGATCTTGGCGCGCACAGAGTTCTGACGGTCCTTGATGGCAGGAGCAGCGGGCTTGACACGACGCTCGACCTGCCAGTTGTTGGCGCGCAGCACCTGCTCCATCTCGGTGTAGTCTGATGCGTGTCCATGCTTCTCACCGGCTCGGCCTGCAGGATCGCCGTAGATGATGACCTTGCGGTTGGCATGGTTCTTGAAGCGTTCCACAAACTCAATGGCCGACTGGCGCGATGTTGCACTGGTCAGGATGATCTCGTCAAGGATGTAGAAGTCATTGCCACGGCGCACACCGATGCCGGAGCTCATGGGCGTGAAGTTGAAGTCATGGTGCCACATGATCTGCTCATGGCTCTTGATGACCTCCTTCGTGTAGTTATGCGGACCGTAGTCCTCGTACACTCGGCCCGATGCAGTCTCGAAGCTGGCCTCGTACTCCTGCCGGTATTGGCGGGGAGACATGCGGCGCTTAGCGGCTTCAATCACATCAGGTGGGAGAATGTCTGACGACATCCACGTGTAGAGCTTCCAATCAGCGTCGCCCGAGGTGCGAGCATACTCAGCCATCTCGTAGTAATGGTTCAAGCCGTCAGGAACCCCGATCAACCAGCACCATGGACGGTAGCCTGGCTTCAGCGGATTGAAGGTATCCAGGGCTGGGCTGATGTTCTCCTGCCATGCTCCTTCGCGCACGTCGGCAATCTCATCGATGACGCCTCCGATCCAGAGCACGCCTTCCATGCGCTGAGGCTGGTCAAGACCGACGAGACTGATGGTGCTGCCATTGGGCAGACGGATCTGGAGTTCGGACTCACTGACACTGCGGTCGCCGAGGACTGACGTGAAGCAGAGACGCTTGAGGTCCAACCAGTAGATCCGCTTGACTTGGTCCCGAGTAGGAGCAGCAACGAAATAAGGTCCTGGTTCACGCATGGCCTCGCGTACCACAAAGCGCTTGGCCCTTTCAGTCTTGCCCGATCGGCGCCCTGCTGGGACCACCTTGAACCGCACCTTGTCATTGACCAGGGCAGTCTGTACTGAGTGCTCAGTCAGTGGGTACCAACGTTCCATGTCCTTCTGATGGGAGAGGCCGATCATACTGGGAGCTTCTCCGCAATGGCCTTCAATGTCTCTGCCACAGCATCAGAGTTGCCAGTGACCGAGACGGTTTGCACTGCAAGCTTGGGCGCGTAGAACGGAGATGCAGCCTTGGCAGCGTCAATGCGCGTGGGAAAGTCTGCGTAGATCTCTTCTTCCACAAGATCACGGCTGACTTCTTTGCCTTGCTTGTCGTACTTCACAACCCAACGTTTGTGCTTGATGCCTTCGCCACGACTGACTTGCAACAACCACTCATGTGGGAGCAGACCAGTTTCCATGGCGGCTTGTTTTGCTTTTGCGGTGACCTTGGACAGCGCGCCTTTTGGCCGTCCAGCACCTGGTTGTCGTCCACCACCTGCCATAATTCAACTCCACAAAAGATTGTGAGATAGGAAATCTCGGATGGTGGGATCGTAAACTGTTTCACCTCTGGCGTAAACCGCTCTATCACATGTGGAAACTGTTGTACACCACCTCTATGGCCGCTACACATCTGCGGCACCATAGCCTGTGTAGCGGCAATGTGTAGTGACCTAAGTACTTGATTTATAAGGACTTCTACAGATACTACAGATTATTCTTACTTTTCTATAGAAGAAGAAGAAGAAGAAGAAGTAGATATAGAGAGAAGAGAGAATAGGGAATTGAGTAGTTGCGAATAATCTGTAGCGGGACCAAAATGTGTAGCGGGAGTAGCGGCAGTGGGCTAAGTGCTTGATCCGTAACAGCTTTCTTCACTCCATGTAGTCCATTTCCTACGTCGCGTAATCCATCGTTTACAGCAAGCAACAGCCGAGCTACAATCCTTCTTGTCTGCTTGGTCGTGTCGTGTCTCCTTAAGTTGCCTTGCAACCTTGGTCCGCGTCTGTCGCCCTCAGCAAGTGATGTGGCCAAGCAGACACCTTTCATGCGGCTGAGCGCATGGTGCCGATGCTGAGGCGGCGTATGACAGACAACAAGGACCTGAAGACCAATGGCAACGAAGACAAAGAAGGCAGCACCAACTGCCGACCATAAAGCAACTGCACTAGTAGAAACAAAGCTCAAGGGAAGTGGACTCACTCTCGAAGACGCCAAGATTCTGAAGATGACAGCACTTGGTGCTCAGCAGACAGCTCAACATCACCAAGCATTCAAACAACTCTGCAGCTTGAAGATCGAGTATCTCGATCCTGCAGGGTTCCCAATCTCAGACTGGCCTGGCTCCAAGCCGTTCTACCGAATGCGCTATCTTGAGACGCCGACAGACTTTTCAGCACTGACTGATAAGAAGCCAGTCCGCTACGTTCAAGAACCCAATACGGCGCCAGTCGCCTACTACCCAGGCAATCAAGACTGGTCAGGCATTCTCAGTGACACAGACCAGCCGATCATCCTTACTGAAGGTGAACTTAAAGCCGCCAAGGCCTGCAAGGAAGGCTTCCCCACCATCGGATTGGGTGGAGTGTACAACTGGCGCAGTCACCGCCTCGGCATCACATGGCTCCCCAGTCTTGACCAAGTCATCTGGTTGAAGCGCAACGTCTACATCTGCTTTGACAGCGACTACAAGACCAACCCCATGGTATGCGCAGCGCTTCGTGAGCTTGGTGAAGAGCTCCATCGCCGCGGTTGCTTCGTCCATCTCGTCTCACTACCTCAGTTGCCTGGTCTTGAGAAGGTAGGTCTTGACGACTTCCTTGTGCATGCCGGGCCATCAGCCGTCTCGATGTTCCGTGGCCTGCTCACTGAAGCCGAGCCGCTGGGCCTGACTGCTCCGCTTTGGGGACTCAATGAGAAGTACGTCTATGTCCAAGACCCTGGCCTCATCGTCGACCAGGACACTCGGTTCAAGGCTTCACCATCTGCCTTCAAGGAGCATCTGCAGGCTCCACTGAACTACCACGAGCGGAGTCTCAAGCAAGACGGCTCAGTATCGTTCAAAGCGGTCTCAGCTGCTGCAGCATGGCTCAAGTGGCCACTCCGTACAGAGGTTACGAAGATCACGTACAAACCAGGCGATGGCCGCTTTATTGCTGAGCCTCGTCCCATGTTCAACATTTGGCCAGGCTGGGGTGTTGAGCCGGTTGAGGATGACGTTACTCCATTTCTTGAACTTGTTGCACACATCTTCAAGGGCTCAGAGCCTGAAGCCATGGAGTGGTTCCTCAACTGGTGTGCATATCCTCTTCAGCATCCGGGTACGAAGCTGTTTAGCTCTGCGGTCCTTCACGGTATCCGCCATGGTACTGGTAAGTCGCTGATCGGTTATTCTCTCGGCAGGATCTATGGGCAGAACTTCACCGAGATCAGCCAGATGGACCTTCACAACTCATTCAATGAATGGGCTGAGGGCAAGCAGTTTGTCATGGGCGACGACGTGACTGGATCTAACAAGCGGGCCGATGCCGACTTCTTGAAGAAGCTCATTACACAGCGCGAGTTGCGTGTCAATGGCAAGTACGTGCCAACCTACGTGGTGCCTGACTGCATCAACTACTTCTTCACGGCCAACCATCCTGATTCGTTCTTCTTGGAAGACGACGACCGCCGCTTCTTCATCCATGAGGTTCAAGCAGGTCCGATGCCTGAGGAGTTCTACATGAACTACGACCTCTGGATCGACACAGGTGGCAGCCAAGCGATATTCCACTACCTGCTGAACCGCGACACTGGCGACTTCAACCCAGCAGCTCCTGCCTTTAAGACAGCAGCCAAGGAGCGCATGATCGCGAACGTGCAGTCTGATCTGGCAGGCTGGGTGCGCAACCTCTTGGCTACTCCTGACCATATCCTGCGCGTCGGCGAGATCGTCCTAGACAAGGACCTGTTTACGTCGAAAGAGCTGCTTCAGTTCTACGATCCTGCAGGCAAGACAGGCACGACAGCCAACGGGCTTGGCCGTGAACTTGCGCGTGCAGGAGTCCGTCAGGTCTGCAGTGGGAAACCAGTCCGCCTGTCTGATGGCTCACAAGGCAGGTACTACGCTGTCCGCAAGCAAGACGAGTGGCTCGCTTCACAACCTCAATTGATTGCGAAGCACCTCGAAGTCTGGACAAAGAAGCAAAGCGGCGCGCAAAAAGCTTCAAAATATTGAAACCACATGTTTACAGCTCTGCTAGCGCAGACTAAAATAGCACCTGCTGAGGGAATTCTCCCAACGCGTTATCAACCAACTAGGAGTTTCATCATGAATGCAAAAGAGATCAAGGCTGCACTGGCCGACGAAGGCGTCCAAGCCGCTGTGACCAAGCAAGTTGCTGTCGCTGTGAAGGCCGAGACCAAGCGTGTCCTCGAAGTTGTGAAGGCTGAAGCCGAGAACAACAAGGAAACCGAAGACAAGGCCGCCAAGAAGGCAATTGCCGACGCGCTCAAAAGCGTGGTCACCGGCATCAAGGAAGCTGCTTAATCCAGCTGTCCATCGGATAGGAGACTTCGGTCTCCTTTCTTTTCATCTCAATGTAAGTAAGGAGTTTCACAAATGCGTTGTTATCTCGTTCAAGGCGGTGGCCGCAAGCGCTACGCCAGCACAAATGCCGATGCAACGGCAACCCGCAACACCATTGTCGAAGAGACAGGTGCCAAGAAGAAGGACGTCACCATCGAGCAGACCGACATCCCAGTCGCCAAGGCTGAGTTGCTCGAGTTCATCAATGGTCTGTGTGCTGAGACCGACACCAAGGCAGAAGAAGAATGAGCCAAGTCCATCTGATCGCATTCACCCAGCCGATTGAGTTGGAAGGTGTTCAGACGGGCGAGGAGCTGGTGGCCTACTGTGCACGGGTCTCGAACCCTGCCAACCAGGCCAATCATGAAACTGCTCCTCGTCTGCTCAACTACCTTGTCCGCAACCAGCACTGGTCTCCCTTCGAGATGGCCCATGCCGTTATCGAAATCCAGACGACTCGCGACATTGCCCGACAGATTCTGCGGCACCGGTCATTCAGCTTCCAAGAGTTCAGCCAGCGGTATGCTGAGGTTGTGGCCGATCCTGTCTTGCGTGAAGCCCGTCTGCAAGATACCACGAACCGTCAGAACTCGACTCCTGCCCATGATGCTCAATTGCGCGCATGGTGGGATGACCAACAGGCTTGGCTTGCAGAGCAGGCAACGAAGGTCTATCAGGACGCCCTCAACCAAGGCATTGCCAAGGAGGTTGCGCGTACTGTTCTGCCCGAAGGTCT